TCGGCCTTGAGCGCCGCGGCTTGAGCCTTGAGGTCGATCAGAGCGCGGACCAGAGCGTCGCCCGAAGGCATGCCGACCAGGTCAGCGATGTCGTCGCCCCTCACCCCGTCGCCACGGTGGAGAGGCTGCAACCCGACGGGGAGTTGGCCAAGGATCTCGTCGCCGTAGTTGTCGAGCAGCCACCCAGTGTTGAGCTTTACGTCTTGCCGCTCTCGGCTGGGGTCGCCGAGCCAGCGGCCAGTGCGCAAGAGGTGGAGGGCGATGAACTCTGGGCGAGCGTTGACTTCCTCTGCGATAGCGGCGCGGACGTTGGCGCGCTGCTCGCGACCCTTCTGCGTCTCGCGACGGCGAATGGCCTTCATCATCCTCTCGAGCAGTGTGTCGTAAGCAGTGTCCTTCGCTGTCTTGACGCTGTCGAGGTAGGCTCCGTACTCGGCCTCGCTCATGCCGAGGTCTTCCTGGGACATCGGCTGAGTGGCGTTGGCTTCGATCGCATCCTCCGTCGCGATCATCCGATCCATGATCTCGCGGATCTCTGGGTTGATCGGGGCAGGGCCGTGGGCGAGCAAGCTTTTAATCGACTTGTAGACGCTCTCTAGCCAAGACTTAAACTGAGTGAAGGCAGGGCGCAGCTCAACGCTAGGAGCCTTGCCCTCACGGAAGTAGCGCTCGCCGGTGCGAGCGAACAACTCGTGAGCTTCGCGGTTCGGCATGCCGTTCGCGTCGAGCGCACCGCCGTTGGCGATCATCCACTTAGTCAGTGCAGCGACGTCGGCCTTCAGCTCGGCGCTGGCGCTCTCGTGTCTGGCAAGAGTAAATTCCTGCTGCAGGAAGACGTGGCTCGTCTCGTGCAGCATGGTCGAGAAGTCGGCCTTGCCGAACAGCTGCACCACCGTCTCGCCGGAGGGGGCGAAGGTGGCCGCGCCTCTCGGTCCTTGCCGGAACATGCTCGGGTTCTCAGGATCAAATGATCCATAGTTGGTCGTGGACTTTATCGCTCGCGGCTTACCAAGAACAATAACCACGGTCGACGGTCCTGAACCTTCATCGACATCGTCAATCCAGACAGCGTCGTAGCTGCCGAAGGCTTCAGCTGCTAAGTCATCTGTCGACTGCTTGTTGGTTTCTAGATACCCCAACTCTTCGAGTTCGTACCATTCAACCTCTTCTCTAACGCGTTCTTCTAGTTCTTCTCGTTCTTCGTCCTGCAGCTCGACCAGACGATCTTCTGCCTCGCCCTCATCTGTGAACTCAGCTCCTTCATTTTCATTTGGGTGGTCAACACGAAATACGGTGCGCGTTCCGTCGGCATCGGTGATCTCAGTCTCGTCGACTGAACCGCTTGCCTCAAACCCATCCATTCGATCGACGACATAGCGGTCGGTGGCTTCCCCCATTTCGTAGCCCTCGTAGTCCTGCTCGATGACTGCATCCCACATCCGCCCTTCAGCATCGTAGCGGTCGACTGTGTCGACGCGCAGATAGGCGGACACGAGCATGCCTCCGTCTGTCGACTGGAAGCTCTCAGCGGTAGCCTTATCCTTAGAGAAGAAGAATGTGCTGCGCCCTTCACCTTCGAAGATGTCGAACTGCTGAGCACGACTGCCGTGGTAGAAGACGATCGGTCGTCCGTCGTCGTCGACCGCTGCGCTGTCGCCGAACCAGCGCCAGAAATTCTCAACAGCCTTGCGGCTCTGAGCGATAGGCTGACCGTCGGCATTGGTGGTCACGCGGTCTTTGCCGTCGACTTCAATCGTACTACCGAAGAAGGACGGGTCGATGCCGAAGTCGACGCCGGGATAAAGCTCTAGTTGCTCGCCGTCTTCTGTTGCTCGAGACGGATCCGCATCAGTTTCGCCAGCAGCGGATTGCTCCGCATCACTTCCGGCGTTATCTTCTTGGCTGGTGGCAATTTGCTCATCGTGACGCACCATAAACGAGGCACTATCGTTTTGTCCAGTCAATGTGGCACTTTGCGATATTAATCTTTCTCGGAAGGTTTTAGGTTGTACTATGCCACCGAATTGAGCACGCGTCGTTGGATCAAGCGTGCCATTGCCCTTTGATACTAGGACGTCTTCCGCGGGGAAGCCGTTGGTGTCTTCTGCGACGTCGCTCTGAAAGAAGGTCTGAGCACCGTCGCCCTCGAGCTGACCCTTGAACTTCTCGCTCAGCGGGATGCCCGTGCCGCTGACCTTGAGGTGGCCGTTGTCGACCTGTTCGCGGCTACGGTTGCCCAGGACGTTGTCGAACACCACCGGCTCTTTGGTGAAGTAGGTCTTACCTTTGGCGTCCTTGAGGTGGATCAGCACGGGCATCGACTTGACGCCGGCCAGCTTCATCATCGTCACGCGGTGTCGTCCGTCGTGTCCGAACACTGCGCCCTTGGTGCGGTCGCCGGGGTGGGTAGGCAGACGGATGGTTATGCTCGGAGGTCCACTCGCGCGCAGCACGTTGAGGTCGAGCCCTTTGCCGTAGACGTCGGGCATTCCCTTGACGCGCTCCTCGAGCAGCTCCACTCCTCTCTCGCTGGCAAGCGCGCCGAGATACTCATCCGGCGTCATCGTCACTACCACCGCGCTCGTCGACCCGTCGGCCTGCTCGTACTTGGCGATGAGTTCTGCGAGACGCTCAGGGCTCCAAGTTGCGTTTTCGTTTACTGAAGTCTTGCCTTCGAGATCCATGAAGTATTCTGGATTGAATACGTTTCCGAAGTTGGCCTTGTTCGGCCCGTCGAGGTGGCCACGTCCACCGTCGTGGTGGGCGATGGCGTCTTGGCGTAGCTCGACGCTCAGGCTATACGCTTCCTCGTTCGTCAGCGGGCGGTCGAGCTGAGCGATGAGTGTCTGCTCGGTGTTCGATTGCTGAACCGCCTTCTTGCCGACCTTGAGGCCGAGCTTCTCGAAGGCAGCCAAGACCTGATCTTCGGTGATGGTGCCGCCGTCGTTGGTCTCGAGACCGACGTTGACGGAGGCAGGTCCACTCTGCTTCAGCTTCTTACCCTTGCCGACCTTGGCGTCAGGCCCGACGATCTGGAGCTGCATCCACTTCCAAGCATCGTCGACCGTCTTGAACTGGCCGTAGCGCTCGGACGCTAGGTTCTCTGCTCGCGAGGCGTACAACACAGCCGTGGTCTGCGCTTCCTTCTCGCTGCGACCAGCGGCGACCATCTGAGCTTTGACCTCGTTGAAGACGCCGGCCTTGGCCTTGGTCGCTGGTGCGGCAGATCGAGCTTCCTCGATCGCCTGATTGCCGACGGCCTCAAGCTCAGCGACGAGACCTTCCATCTTCGTGCGGGCCTCGCGCCCAGAGATCCCGCCGGCGAGTACGCGAGCGTCATCCTTGAGAGACTGCCACACCTTGGTGCCCGCGAAGCTGGCGAGCGCATCGCCAATCGGGATCACCACCTCGGACTGGTTGAGGCGAGCTTCCTCGATCTGGCTCTGGTAGAAGGTGAGTGCAGCCCTCTCCTCCTCGGGCAGGGTCTCGTCGGCGAGCGCGGCCTCGATCGCCTCGATCGGGATGTAGACGTTCTTGACTGGGGACTGGGCAGCGCCGGCGTTGACGAACTTGGCGAAGTCCTCCGGCGAGTTGGTCTTCAACTCGATGTTGTCAGCCGCACGCTCCATGGCTTGGTCGAGCAACGTCTGTCCGATCAAGCCGTCGGTAGTGTCGACCATGTCGTTCGACGTCTTGGTCAGGCGGCGCATAGCCAAGCCCCCGCCTCCGACTGCGCCTGCCATGACAGTAGTCGCGACGAGCGTCTCCCAAGCATCCTTACCGCGCTGCGGGTCGAGCAACCACTCCTTGAGTGTACGCTCAGGGCCATTAGGTTTGATCGCCTCTTCCGTCAGCGACTGAAGACCTGTCGCTATCTGTTCGCCGGCAAAGTCCCCCAGCACATACTGGGTCATGAAGTCTTTGAGACCGCCCTTCATTCCTTTTGTCAAAAACCCCAGAGGCCCTCGCTCAGTAGCCCACTCGACTGCGGCTTCCATCCCCGAGCCCACCATACTCATGCCGATGCTGTTGCCGCGGCCTTGATACTTCTGATAGGCGCTGCCGTAGGTCATCCCCGTCAAGAGAGGGAGGACTGCTCCGGCTCCACCGAGCGAGGATACACCCATCGTGTTGAGGCTGACGAGACCCGAGAAGACACCCCTCTTCGTGCCGGGGGTGATCCACGGCGTCTCATCCTCCAACCCTTCGGCTACCTTTCTGCCGTCCTCTTCGAACTTGCGATAGAAGGGTTCGAGCTTGTCGTTCAAGCCGGCGGCGTCTGTGACGTTCTCTGCGACACCGGCTGCTGCGCCAATGATGTTTTGGACAGTCGTGCCGTAGATTGCGCCCATCGTCTTGATCGTACGAACTGCTCTGTTGGGAATAGGCGCTTGAGGTGCGCGAGGAGCGGCTGGCACTCCACTCACGTCGGGGAGCAGCTTGGCATAGTTGGGCTTCATGCCGAGAGAGTACTTCTCTGTCGGCTGGGTCATGCCGAACGCCGAAGTGAGGTTCCCGATTTTGCCGAGGCTATCCGGTGTCACCATCGCCGCAAAGTCAGGATCCTGCAGCTTGGGGATCATCCACGGGTTCTCAGCGAGGGTGGCGTCCACCTTCTTCTGGTTGCTCAGCTCTTCGTAGACTGGGTCTTCTTCAGCTGCTGCAGGCGAGACGCCGAACTCCTCGGCATACTTCCTAGCCTGAGCGACCTTGGCAGGGTCACGGCCCTGCATGGTTACATTGTGTGCGGCCCCGCCGCGCTTCTTGCGCGCCCAGTCTTGCAGCCAATCATCAGCCATTAACCAAATTCCCCACTGGCGATGGCGTCACTGATGTCCTGATCATCAGGCTCGATGCCAGTACGTGTCATCATCTGAGCCTTCACCCGCTGGCGCTTGTCCACGGTGGCGTCCCTGAAACCGGGTTCACCTCGCCGGCGGGCCACTTCTGACCGAGGGACAAACTCTGACTTGCTCTTGGTTCTCAGATAGGTTGGCTCGGACACGAGCTTAGCGATGCCACGACGCTGCACTTGGGTGAGGGGTTTGCCTCCGTTGTCAGCGATGGCTTTCTGCTCCAGTTGAATAGCCGCCTCTAAAATGCGTCCCTTTATAACCCCACTACTCTTCTTGTCTTCGGGTGTTTTGCTCGGAAGCCAAGAGCCGTAGCGGTTGACCTCCGTGCGCAGCGCGTTCACATCGACGCCCTTGCCTCCACCCTCCGGCCCTTTAATTACTGTCTGCTGCAGTTTGTGAAAGCGGATCTGATCTGAGTGAGTAAGTGCAGGTGCATCTCGCTCGAAGTTAATCCTCTTGAAGCTCTCTGGATCATCTTCCATTATTCTCAAAAGCTTCCACTCTGCCTGCTCTGCCAACGCTCCACGGGCTTCTGCGTTCTGTGCACGTGCTCGAGCCTCACGGGTTTCCACGTTGGCTCTTGCTTTGGTGCGAATCGCCAGCAGCATCTCTGGGTCGCGCTTGAGATCACGGAGTAGTTCCGGTGGCAGCTGGCTAGTGTCTGTGAAGTTGTCGGGGTTAGGTAGGGTGTTGAGGAACTCTGCAGTACGTACGCGCATCTGCTCTTCGCCGTCGGCCTTGGCCTGTCGACCAAGAGAGTGACTTTCACGCGCTTCACTGATCAGAGCTTCCTCGAGCGTGAAGGAGTAACCCTTGCTGCGGATGCTTGCGATTGTCCCGACGATGTCGACCTCACGCCCGATGTTGGCCGAGCTTCGAGGAGCAGACGTGCGGCCTGCCAGCTCGACCCGCACTTCTCCAGCCTTGTTCCCTCGAGGGTCTATGGTCTGATCGTTCTGTCGCAGCTCGTAGTGAAGGTGAGCTTTGACTCCACCAGAGTTGCCACTGAGCGCGACGATGTCACCCTGATTAACTGTGGCTCCATCCTTGAACTTGTACGCCGACAAGTGGGCGTAGCGCGACACCAGACCATTGCCGTGGTCAATGTCGGTGTACTTGCCGTAGCCTCCACCCTCGCGATTTCGAACTCTCCCAGAAAGCGAAGCCTTGACTGGTGTGCCCATGCGGTAGCCAAGATCGAGCCCACCGTGGTCGGCTGACCCGAGTGTCCCATCTGCCTTGACAGGACGAGCACGACGCCCGTAGTTCGAGGTGACTTCATACCCAGCCGCCATGTCGAGCGGCTTTTCTTTACGCGCGGAAGGTTCGGTAGCCCCTTCCGTGGTCGGCATCTCGTCACTTGTGGAGGCTTCGCCGCCGTCGGTATAAACCAACTCATCCAAAATCTTGGTGCTCGCCAACTCCTTGTTGGCGCGAGGAGCCAAGCTCGATAGCAGCTCGGTGACCGCGTCTGGGTCCATCTGGTCCGCTTTTGTATTGACAAACGCCTGCGCCTCGAGGGGTTGGTCAATGGCGAGACGAGAGGCCCGCTTGGCTACGGCTTCGCCGACCCCCTCCTGCCGGGCTTGTGTGAGAGACGCCTCGTCTATCATCCCCTTCCTCGCCATCCGCTGAACAGCGAGATTGCCGGCGGTAGCAATGTGACGATCGGCGACTTCTGGATCTGTAGCCACCACGGCAAGATCGATCGCCTGATCCTTGGCCACAGCGTCAGTAAGCTCTTCAAACTTGAGGCGCTGATTGTTGGCGTGTTTGTAGATGCTCGGAAGCTCATCAGTCTCGCGCCGAGTTGCGATGTCTTCGAACATGCGCTGGGCAAGAGGGTTCTTGAGAGTTGCCGCTGCTTCCTGCCGATAGACGGCAAGGTCCGTACTTAGCTGCTCCTGATCATCGAGAGCACTCTTGCCCTCCTTGTTGAAGAACGCCTCCGGTCCTTTATACATCCGATCAAGGCGTTTCTTGACGTAGAAGTTGTCAGCCTGCTGAGCAGCCGTCTTGGCGTCACGTTGCTCGATCGCTTCAAAGACATCCCCAACTTTGGCGATGTCCTGTCCAGCGCCCTGTAGTGCGCGACCCATGATCTCGCCCGCAGACCCGAAGTCGGCAGCGCGCACACGCGCGCCGGAGTAGCCCTCGCGCTGTACGCTATTGGTGAAAGCCTCGCGGGGGGTGGGCATTAGCGCCTCCTAGCGGGGAGAGGTGCGAGAGGATCAACCTTCGCGGCTGGTGCCTTGGGAGGCATCTTGCCCTTGATCTGGCTGGCTGCGCCGAGCAGCGTGCCCGCGGCTCCGATGTATCCCGCCTGCTGGGCAGCCTTGCCCCGTGAGCGGGCGGCTGCCCCCTCCATCCTGTAGTTGGCTGCGTTGATGTCGTAGCCCATGACTTCCTTGTTCGTGTTCTCAGCCAGCGTTCCGCTGTCCTCATACCCGATTAGGGAGATGTCTTCCTCGAGGCTCGCCGCGGATCCGAAGCCCGTGTCGAGACCCAGCCCAGAGTTGCGTACTCGCGCCTCACCCATAGCCTGAGCCAGTTTGCGGTAGTGGTTGCGCTGGTCGGTCTCCCCGCGGGAGATGGCGTCGATCCGGTTGCGGTCTTCGATCTGCGCGTTCTGGTTGGCTACCTTGCTTTCGAACTTGCCTTGAGCGTTCGCAGCCTGCCCAGCGCGTACTTGTCCGAACGCGCCTACGCCGGCTGCGAGGACAGTAAGGGTCACAGGATCGCAAATGATACTTACTCCTGGCGCACGAACGGCCTCATGGGATGGCCTCGTATAACATCGACAGGCCCGACAGCATAGCCCAGTCTTGTCAACCACCGAATGGTTTTATTATTGTCTGCGTGGATCCAGTTCTCGAGCATCCTGTAATGCCTGTGCATCGCCCTCGTGTAGATCTCCCCGAGCCTCACCAGTGACACGCTCTGCTTGGCTGCGACATCGGTCATCAGGAGCCAAGCTCGGCCTCGCCCCTCCATGATGTTGACTGGCACTGCGCCCATCATCGCCTCCGGTCGCCCATCGATCATCACCGTCCACGCGATCGTCGAACCGAGGAGGCCGGTGCGCAGTGCACCTTTGGGGGTGTGCCCCATCATTTCACACTCAAGAACATCGATCTCTCTTAGCCGCCGTGCGATGGTGGCGACGTGCTGCGGTTTGGCAGGTACCACCTCAATCACTTGTTCGAGACCCTCGGCTCCACGAACAGCCCCGTGATGTGGGCGGGGAGAGGCTCGTTCTGCTGGATGGTGAGCGTAGTACTCGGATCCCAGCTGCCACCAGGCGTGACGTCGTAGTCGCGCTGAGCTACGTCGTCGAGCCCCTCCTCTCCCCCCTCACGCTCGACGATCGCCTCCAGCTCAGCTCCAGTAATGCCGACCACGATCCCTCGAGTGTCGACCGCCCGCACGATGACCCTTGCAATGTTCTGCATGTTGGTGTGCTCGGTTCCGCCTCGCCCGTCGAGCACCATGGGCAGCGTCTCGATCTCTCCGTAGAAGCGCAAGCCGACGGTGGTCACTGTAGCTAGATAATCATTGGGCAGGGTGATCGACCCGTTCGCCACCACCAGGCCATGCTCAACGTATCCGTCGTAGTGTGCGGAGACAGTAGCTCCCTCGAGATGCCACAGACCGTCGATCACGTTGCGAGCTGGAGCGTAGACTTGGGTCACCGCGCAGTCGAGGTGGACGGCAAGGGCGATGTCGTCGACGTGAGGCAGTGCAAGCCTCTCGTGAAACCTGCGCACCACGCCGTTGATGGTGCGCTCGATCACTGCGTAGAGCCGATCGAAGCCGCCCTCCGTGATCGTCGACACCTCCAGCACCTTGCCCTGGGTCTCGAGCTGGGTCCAACCCCACACCTGCTGCTCACTCTCCCAAGTGAAGCACAGCAGTACGCCGTCGTTGCGTACCGCAAAGATCGCAGAGTAGGGCTCCTCGACATACGCCCAGCTGACGATGCCGAAGCCTTTGAAGAAGTGCGGGCTGAAGATCGAGACGTTGTTGCTTTGGTATCCGTCGACCTCGAACTGGAAGCCAAGCGTCCTGACAGAGGATCCCTTCGACGGCGTGTAGAAGGTCAGCTCGTCGAGCACGATCGGGTTGAGCCTCGAGCCACCCTTGCTGTTCTGACGTTTAGGCACGATGTCTGAGGGCGTCATCGGTGCTCCGTCCGCACCCCCGCTGACCGAGAAGACGCCGTCCGTGGTCAGCACGATCAAGTCTTCCATCGACACCATCTGGCTCACAGCGTTGACGCGCTCCGCCACCAGAGCGAAGGACAGGGCGTCGCTAGGCTTGCTGGGTCGAGCTGTATCCATGTTCTCAGTGTCGGCTGGCTGCGACCCCCACACCGCATTCGGCAGCAGCCTCGAGCCGGCGAGCAGGAGCCTCTGGTCGTGGAAGGTCACCACCGACGGGTAGGTGCCAGCAGTGAGGAACAGGTTACTCGCCAGGGGTGGGGTGTCGCTGAGCACGGGCTGGAGCTGCGGGTTGCCGTCGGAGAAACTCAGTCCGTCCGTGCCTCCGATGTATCCATACGCTCCCGCCTGCTCTTTGTAGATGATGTACCTCGAGACCCCGGCGACCATGGCCGGTAAGGTCAGGACGTTGGTGTTCCCACTGAGCGACAGGTCGTTGGTCAGCTGCACAAAGCCAGACGGCCTGCTCTCCTGCTCGTTCATCCCGCCGACGGCGGTGATCTTATATCGGTAGGTGGTCGCGATGTATCCCGTGGTGTTCGGGGTGTTGGCCGCGCCGGTTGGCGTAGCTGGCACTGACACGGTGGGGGCGAACGTGACCGGGGCGAAGGTCCACGCCGTATGCCCAGATCGCGTCGCCTTGTAGACGGGGTAGTCGAGGTGGGTAGTGTAGACGACGTCCGCGCTCTGGGCGTAGTCCAGCTCGTACACCACAGTGTGCGGGTATGGCGAGTACGCCTTGTAGATGCGAGAAGCGCCCATTACTCGGCGACCGTGCGTGTGCGGTCAGGATAGTCGTAGGCGCTTTCGTCGACTTCCGTGCCAATCGAGCCTCCCGAACCTCCGCTCCCCGTGGTCGCAGGTGGAGCAGGCTGGGCAGGGGGGACTGGCGGTGGAGCTGGCGGGGTAGGTGGCGGTGTCGGTGCCCCCGTACGCGCGGTGCCGTCGGACGATATGAACGTGCCGTAGCTCACCGTGTTGACGTTGATCGTGAAGTTGTTGGCGTCGATCACGGACGCTACTGTAGCCACGCGATTGTTGAGTTCGACCATGCCGACGATGCCTCTTAGGAAGACCCGGTCTCCGACAGAGTATGCGTGAAAGGCTGCCGTCACTTGGGCGTTGGCTGCCTTGGTAATGGCTGTGATCGTGATGTTCTCTTCAGCGATGAAACCGCCAGCTGCGAGCAGCCTCATCTTCTGATCCTCGAGAGCCATGATGTATGCCTGCTCGAGATTGTACTGGAAGGGGATGTACCTGATGTTCTTCGTGACGTCGTCGACCTCGCCCACCAGCCTGAAGCCGGGTCGGAAGGACAGGCCGCCGTAGCGTTGGATGATGAAGTTAACGACCTTCTTCGCACCTGCTGCATACTGGCTGGTGTCCAGACGTGCCTGTAGCTCGGGGCTGATCCACCCCTTCGTAAAGTTCGTAAAGGGGATCATCGTCACGCGCCTGGGCTCAGCGGAAAGAAGTCCCAGTTGTAGCCGTAGCCACTGCCTCTGATCAACTCGCGCTCGCTCACTTCCATCCCATACTTGCGGTTGCCAGCGTTGAGGTTCTGGGTGATGGCGATGTTGATCTCGCTCTGAGCCTGCTTGGCCAAATTGTCGGCTAGGTCCGCATCCTTGGGTAGCTCGAGAGCGAGACGCGACGCAAGCATCAGTACGACTATGTTGGTGAAGGTCGCGTTAAAATCCTCCTCCGTAATGTCATAGCTGACATATTCCAGATCCCCGAGGATGTTCGTATGGATGAGGCCGTTGTGGTATTGGAAGATCGGCTTGCCGTACGCCATGGCCAGGAGCCCAGCGAGACCGCGGTAGTAGCTGACGCTCGAGACGCCAGAGCCGAGCGTGAAGCCGACCGGGAAGGCCATGTCGGTCGGCGTCGCATAGGCATACTGCCACCTATTCCCTTGAATGTTGGTCACTGAGATCAAGGGCTCACTCTTCGTGGCCAACCCCCAGTGGTGCATCTCGAGGAGGCGTGCGACGATCGGCTTGTACCAGCGGCGCACGGCCTGCGCGTTGATGCCTGCATCGTCGAGCGTCGACAAGGTCTTCGAGATGGAGACCATGCCCAAGGCCATGTTGGCGATGGCGACCGCTGAATTGTCTGGCTTAAAGCTCATGGCTTGTTCCTATCACACTAATTCAACAACTGCACGGTCATGAACGAACCGGCGTTCATCTGCGCCGCCGACGCCGCGACCTCAGACGCAAACTGGATCGCCAGTGTCCCGCCGGTGCTGCACTCGAACACGAAGTCCGCGCCCATGTTGTGCGGCGCGTTGATGGGCGAGACACTGGGCGTGAGCAGGAACGAGCCCGCCGCATTGGCGAAGCTGTAGAGGCCAGCGTCGAGGGCGGTGGCGACGGAACCTTGAGCGATAGACCCCCACATCCTTCCCGCAACCAAGCCAGCGAGCCCGCCAGCGCCGAGCAAGTTGAGCCGCCCGCCCGTTCCAAGCCCGATAGTCTGATACTGTCCGTAGATAGAGAAGCGATAAGTCTTGCCCGCGACCATCGTGTGAACCCAATCCACATCGGCAATGGTCGAAGCGATTGTCGTCGGTGTGACGGTCGCGTTGCTGTGGGCGAGGGTGAGCTTGTAGATCGTGGGGAAAGGTGCGCCTCCCCCTCCCCCGGCTGGGACATTGTTGAGCGTGTCCGCAGCCGGGATAACCTCTGGCACCCCATTGATAAGCACCAAGGCGCTACGAGCAACCACGTTAAGCTATCGTGATAGCGGATAGCGGATGGAAGACCATCGACGTGGCCGAGACGGCATAGCCAATCACTTGCGCGACCTGCCCAGCAACCGCTGGAGCCGATGCGCTACTTGCTCCTGCCGTAATAGCGAGGAACTGTTTGGCCCCCGGCGTCATGCCGGTGCGGCCAGTGTTGAGGCCGTCGAAGTTAACGGTCACGCTCGCACCCGATGCCGCCGCCGCCAGCACGAAGCCATGAGCTTCCTTGCCGGTGGTGGTAGCGTCGGCCTTGCGGACCTTGGCTCCAGTCGCGTCGTGGATGTTCACGAAGTCGCCGGCGGCCAGCGCCTCGCTAGTTACGATGGACAGCGCCTCGGCACCGACGCCTGCTGGCATGACTGTACTGTCGAGCTTACCTGCAGCATCCAACCTGGGGATCTTGTTCGCATCCCCTGCGCCTGCCGAGGTGGTGACGGCTGTTTCCTGAGTAGGAACGCCGCCTGTTAGATTGAGAAACTTACCGTCGTTTGCCATGTTGGCCTCCTAGAGTTTCGCTACTAGCTGAGGCTCAATCCGCAGCTTCGTTGGTCCTATCGGTATCCCGACCTGAAAGAGATATCCGGTCGTCGGTACGGTCTGCGTCAAAAGTCCGGTTGCTCCTAGCCAGACTGGCTCATCGCCAGTCCAAGCCCAACTCGCTTCTATCATGACGCCCTCAGTCTGAATAGTCGCGGTCGCACCTGACGCTGCGGCCCCCGTCGTCAAGCCGATTGTGCGTCTGCAGATGTCGAGGTTCTTGTCTGAGTAAAGAGCCTGCCCTGCGTTGCTGACATACACGGCACGCTGCCCGCCAAGGGCCTCGCCCGCGGCTGCTGACGTGGTCACAGGAGGCGGAGTTCCCTGTGCGGCAGGTGTGTAGCCAAGAGCGAGAATGACGTCGTTGCTCGTCAGACTGACTGCACCTGAGCGACTGTTGAGTGTCGTGACGCCGGCAGCGCCTGCCGCGACGACCTGAGCCTCGATCGCCAGCTGCAAACGTCGCAGCCCGTCCGAGGTGACGGGGAGCGGCGTCGGTTGGACCTGATGCTTGATGCTCATAAATAAGGCCGGATGTTATGCACACCCGGCCTTACCATGAGTAGGCGTCGCAGACTAGAGAGCTGCACGAGCCTTCGCGATCGCAGCGAGCACACCCTTGCGGGGAGCTTCGCGATCCTTCTCGGCTGCTTCGATAGTGTTCAGCTCTTCGGCTGATGCACCCTCCATGCGACCGATGACGTCGGCAGAGTTGCCTTCGACAGGTTCGTTGCTGACGTTCTCGTCGCTCTTGGCGAGAGCCTCTTGGACCTTCGCCTGAGTGTCGTCATCCTTGTCGATGCCGACGATCTCAATGCGCTGCTTCTCCGGCAGCGTCACTTCACCGACGAGAACCGCGCCGCTTTGCACATAACCCTCGACCGTCTGAACGACGTCCGGGGCAATCTGCTGCGGGTTCTTCGGGTTTGGTCCGGTCGGAGCAATCGCCGAAACTTCGACGACCGCCATGCGATCGATCCCAGCGGGAGCCTCGATGAGGTTCGCGCTGTCCTTGTTGTAGTCCACCTCTTCCGAGGAGACCGTCTGCCCGCGAGGAACAAAGCGGCCCGCCTTGGTGAAGGTGTCTTGTGTTGCGATAAGTAGCGACATTCTATCCTCCTATTACAGGCCGGTGTTC